CATTCAAAATGGGAAATTTTGACACTAAAAATGACACTCAAACTGACATTAAAAATGACATTAAAAATGACTTTTGACACTAAAAATTTATTCAAAAATCCATCAAAAAAATCCATCAAAAAAATTTCAGATTTTTCACAATTATTGTTAAACCAACCTTCAACAATTAATTTATATGTTCAAAAAGTAAACGCTATCGAAACAATAAAAAACGCACCAAAAAAAAGTTTTTTTATATAGTTAATATATAGTAATTATGAATAAAGGAGAAAATACAGTAAAAAAAACACAGTATTCAACAAATCCAAACACTAAAAAATATCAGGATGAATATATGAGAAAACCCGTAAGATGTGAAATATGTAATATTGAATTTAGTTATAGTAATACTTCACATCATAAAACAACAAAAAAACATTTAAAAAACATTTCAATGATAAAAAATAAGTTATTATTTTTGTAATTTAAACGCACATATTTAAACGCACATATTTAAACTATATATATAATTATCTATATATATAATATATAATCACAATGTCAAAATTAAATTTATATGGTCATAAAAGTAGATCAGTACAAACCTTTAAAAATAAAACTGGATTAAGTAATGATGAAGTTGTTAAATATGTTGATGAAGGAAAAACAGCCAATAGATACTTTATAAATCTTGATACAGATCAAGTCATAGAAGTAGATATAAAATCAACAAATCCTAAAGATGTTTTAAAAAATGGTGTTCCAGTATTAAAAAGTTGGGGAATTAAACAATTACCTATAAAAAAGGTTATTAATTCTAATGATGAAGATATACTATTAAAAAAAAAAGTTTTAATATCACATGGTTATAATGTTATACCTTCAATTTTTGTTCATGTTAAAATGTCATTTTACATATCAGATGAGTTAATTGAAAGAGAAATTAATTTTACTTTGCAAAATGTAGACTTAAAAGATATTCAGAGAAGAATAATTGTTATTATAGAAAATTATCTAATGGGTTTTGGTGCATTGGATAGTTATAAAAGACATGTGATAATAGATAATTTATTGAATGATAATGGTAATAATCATATTTATTTACACCTTCCAGAAAAAAAACAAAAAGTAACATTAAAAAATTATATATTAAAAGAACAAGAATATTATAATATTTGTAATTTGTGGGGAAATATTGTGCAGTTGCCAGAAATAAAGAATGATGAAAATTGTGTAAGTGTGTCAATTAAAAATAAATATCCTAAAATTTCACAAAAATCAATAGATAAGTATTTCAAGGGAGGTAATAAGGGAGAAACAGCAGAAAATATTTATAATTTCTGTAAAGACTACAATATAAAATTAATAATGTATAACATACATGGTAATGTAATATATTCATATTATCCAAAAAAGAAATCAGATAAAAAAGCTTGTATATTCATGGCTTACAACAATCATATATATACTTTTAAGAACAGCACATTAGAAAAAATTACAATACCTAAAGAAAATATTGACATTTGTGATTCTTTAGATGAAAATTTTGATGAATTATTAAAAAATAAAATAATACCATCAAACATTAATATTTTTTCTAATGTCAGAAACAAAACATCAACAGATAAAAAAAGAATGATTTCATCATTTGAACATAATAACACATTATATGTAGCAAATCAAGATTATTATGTTTGTAAAGATGTTTTGAATAAGTTTGGCATTGCTGATAAAATTTATCCATCAATGAAAATTACTAATATGATTGATACTTTGTTACATTTGTATACTTCATCAACAGTTAAATCATTTTTCCCATTTAGAATGGTAAAATATATACCACATTACATCAATGAAAAAGCTTTAAAAAGTATCAATAAAAATACAAAACTATTGTCAATAGATAAACGTAAAGCTTATGCAAATGCATTGTTAGACCTAGAATATTTAATATATGTTGACTATAGACAAGCAAATGTTATAAAACATAAAATAAATCCAAAAACAATTAACCCTACAAATGCGTATTTAGCGAGGCCAGACATTCCAAATCATTTATTACCAAATAAAGAATATTATTCAGGTTATCACTTAATCTATGCGTCAAATTGTGGTTTTGGATTTACAATACTAGAAGAAATTGAAACAAAAAAAGCAGATAATTATTACAAACCATTAATTAGAGATTTATTCAATAAGATTGATGAAAAAATTGTTAAAGATATGCTTGTAAAACATATTGGTAAGATGGAAAAAGATACAGAATTAGCAAAAAGTTTATCAATTGATTCAATAGGGACACAAAATGAACTTAATGCGGAATGGAATGAAGGAAATATATTTAAATATACAAATGATAAAGATGTAGAAATGTTTTTTACATTGAAAGAAAAAGAAAAAGTTTCAAATGTTTACAACAATAAATTTGTTAAAATGCAAATATTAGATAGGGCTAGAGTTGTAATGTATGAAAAAATGAAAGAAATTGGATTAAAACAAGATCAATTAATTTCAATTGATACAGATTGCATAACATTCATTGATGATGGAAGTTTTGAAGACTTAAAAAATACATTGGGAAAAGATAAATTTACAGGATGGAAACAAGAATATAAAACATTTTATGATTTTGAATGTACAAAAGATTATGATACAGTTTATGAAAATGAAATAATACCAATACATAACGGAAATGGTGAGCTATGGAATTGTTACGCAGGATGTGGAAAATCATATTATATAAAAAATACATTAATACCTGAATTAATAGATGATTATTTAGTTGTTACACCTTCACATAATGCATCAAAGGATTATTATAAAAATGATTTTAAATGCAAAGTAATACAGACATTTAATTATACTGATATATTACCAGAAGAAACAAATATTATAGTTGATGAATTTGGATTATGTGATAAAAGGGCACATGATTTTTTGTATAGGTGCATGATTGCAGGTAAAAAAATATATGCATTTGGTGACTTTAAACAGTTATTACCAGTTGGAGAAGATGAACATTTTAATAAGCAACATTATTTAAATATTATGTTTGATAAAATTCATGAAATGGATACTAATTATAGAAATGGTTTTACAAAAAAATATTATGATAAATTAATTAATAAAGAAATTGATTTAGTAAAAGAAATTAAAAAACATAGAGTTGATGACTATAATGAAGCTGATATTATTATATGTAGAACTAACAAAGAATGTGATGAATATAATAAACTGATTGCAAACAAATTAAAGATTAGTTATAAGATAAATAAAAATGGTGAAATAACAAGCTTTGAACCAAAAGAAGGAATTAAAATAATATGTCATACAAATGATTTGAGAAAATATGAAATTTATAACAATTTTGATTTTATAATAAAAGAATTTGATGGAAATGATTTAATATTTGATGATGGCACAATATTAAATAAAAAATATTTAAAACATTTTAGTCTAGGTTATGCAATAACTTCTTATAAAGCCCAAGGACAAGAATTTAAAAGTTTTTATATTCCTAGTTCATCATTAAAAAATATAAATGGAAGATTTGCATATACAATGATATCTAGATTGAAAACTAAGTAATTGTTATATGAAAAACGCATTTTTTTAAAAAACTTTTTCTATACTTTAATTATATAGAAAACTCTATGAACGAAAAACAAGAAAATAAGACTAAAGATATTAAAAAATATATGAGGGAATATATGAAAAAATATAACGCAACAAGATTTAAAGATGAAGATGAAAAAGTAAAAACCTATAATAAAATATATAAAAGATCATATGAAATGACTAGATGTGAAATATGTAATAAAGAATTTTCAAAATCAAATATTTCAAATCATAATAAAACATTAAAACATCATAATAAAACATTAAAACATCAATTGAATGAATTGAAAACTATGTAATTGTTATATGGTGAGGTATTTAAAAATGTTTTCCCCCTGATTGAATAAATCTCATCAACTCTTTTTTATTTTTAGCATATGAAAAACCTTTAAGACCCATTTTTTTAGCATGTAACTTCAGTTCTACAACTGTTGGTACTCTTTTAACGTCACTTGATTTTTTACCATTCCTAGATAAAGACATTAATTTTTTTTTTTTGACACTTTGTTTTAGATTTGTAAATCTTTTAGCAGCGCCACCTTCATAATCACCTCCTCCTTCGTAATTATCGCAAAAACCATCACCGTAATAAGCATTTTTCCAAGCTACAGGCATTTAATATATTATATGTTATCAAAATAAAATTATATATTCTTATATTTATTAAGGTACGTATGATTTTAAATTTATACTATATTCTTTAATGTAAGTTTTAGTTAAACTGTTAATTATTCCTTTCAAATATTTTTTAAGCTCACCAAGCATATCTATAAATGATTCTTCATTATTAATATTTTTAATAAGATCATTTATTACTTTTACTATTGATAAATCATTTAATTTCTTGCTCTTTTCCTTTGTAACATATAAATGGTTTAAAATTATATCTTTTATATTTCTCAGTTGATTATCAGCACCTAATATATCAGAAATCACATTAAAGTCAGTATAAACAGAAGCTATTAAATTAATATTACCAACTAAAAAAGGTGAAATTTTATTTAACATACTTGCATCATCTTCTAATCTTGCAATTGTATAAGCTCTTTTTAAAGCTTTTGCATAATTTAAATTATCTGGTAAAAGATTATGTAACATATTTATTTTAATTCCATATATAATGTCTTCAATATTTACATCTTCATGCATAGGTTCAAATACATTAGTTATCTCAATTATTCTATCATTTAAAATAAAATACATATCAATTTTATTCAAAGCATGATTATAACAATATTTTATACATTCATCTAATATATATTTATCATTGCCGTCAACTTTATAACCTTTCAATATTTCATCTGGTGTCCATCTAATAGTAATTATTTGATGTATTTCATCAAATAATTTTACCCAATCAAAAACACCTATTCCATTTAACGGAGGTATAACAGATATTGATAAATTATGGTAATTAGCTATTTTTTTGATAATATCAGGTTTATAATTATATATTACACCATTATGAAGATTACCTAAAGCCTCTAATAAAATAGAATATTTTCTTTTTATTCCTGATTTTATATCACCAATTATATAATCCTTTTTATGAATTTGCTTAATAACTTTTTGCATTGATGATTTAATATCAGTTATAGGCATTGGCTGCTTAATATCAATATCACCAGCATATATTAAATTTTTAAACACTGCAGATCCAAACAGTTCAATAGGATATTTACTTATAGTGATTGTTTTAATTGCAACATCTGCTTCTTTAGGGTAATCTTCAGGATAATGTTTTTTAGGACATACAAAATCTTTTAATTTATTAACGAACATCTATAATAAAACATAATATTATTTTTCAAATAACACCTTACATAATTTAACTTTTTTTGACACCTGTTTGAATAGTTCTAGAGTATTTACATGATACTTAACAAATATTATATATAATAACTCAAATTTTGCATTTTCCTCATCATCCATTATAATAATAACTTTATCATCTTCACATATACCATATTTTACAATATGATCATCAAATGATAATTTACTACTATGTATATGAACTTTAAAAGTACTTTTTAAATTTTCTATGTCTTTCATTGACATAGTGAATAGTATAGGTTCGGACATATAATTTAATTATAGAAATAATTATATTTGTTTATTATATAAATGAACTTTGAAATCATTGAAAAAGAAGCAATTGTCTCAAAACCAGACTTAACATGTTTTGTTTGTAAAAAAACCAATAAGGGTAATTATCATTATGCAATGATGAAAAATACTTATTATTGTACAGACTGTATGAATGATCTACCATTTGTTGATAGTATTATTGACAAAAAATTTAGAGAACTTTATAAAATTATAAATGAATTAAGTAATGGTTTAGTTGAAAAGAATGAAAGATTAAAAACACATGAGGAAAAAATCATTAATCAACAAGATAAAATTGATAAGCTATGTGCATTTGTCGAAACAATAGAATATCATTTAAAAGAAGTTGATGAAGAATCTAATATTGTATAGGAAGAAATAAAAGAATAATCTAATATTATATAATGACTAAAAAAAAACATTGTGTATGTTGTAATTGTGATGTAACAAGTCAAAATTTTGCAACACATAAGAAAACGACAAAGCATTTGAAAAATAAGGCAAATTATAAACCTATAAATTTATTAGATAATATAAAAGATGAAAAATGTGAAATAAAATATCTAAAGTTAGAACTTGAAGAAATTAAAACTAATATTGATAATATTTTGAAAAATATTGTATAGTCTTAAATTATATCAATGCCAAAAAGATTAAGGGGAGGTTGTGAAGAGTGCGGAGGAATATGCGGAGGAGCTATGACACCGCGTGAATTAATGGAGATGGTTTTACAACATGCTGAAGATGGAAATATATCAGGTGGAGAAGTTGCACACGCAATAAATGAATATTCGGGAATGGGTATGCATGGTGAGGGTTTTTTTAGTGATTTTTTAGATGGTCTTAAAAAAGGATTTAGTGCAGTTGTTAAACCTGCGGGGGCTATATTATCAGCAATTCCTGGATTTCAAGCGCCGGGAGCAGTTCTAAGCACTTTAGGTAATTTAGCTGGAGGTCGTAGAAGGGTAGTAAAACCACGTAGAAGGGTAGTAAAACCACGTAGAAGGGTAGTAAAACAAAGAAAAAAAACACAGGATAACTTATAATAATCAATAAACAATAGTTTTTTTTATCATAGTTTTTTTTATCATATATAATATTATATTATTGTATATGACAGATTTTAGCTTATCAATGACTTCAGGTAGAAGATTGTGTAAAATTAAAGGTGGTAAATTACACAATAAAGTAATATATCTTTATGATAAAAATTTTAGATGTTGTACTAATCATAATAAAAAATGTAATGGGGATTGTTGCGATAATTGTTGTTTTATTGACTATCATGTAGATGATAATGATGATAATGATGATAATATTAAATATTGCAAAATTTCTGATGATGGTTTGTTTTGTCATGCACCTACTAATGAACCTAATATGTGTGATGTCAATCTTTATTGCGGTAAACGTGGATCAGGTAAATCAACATCATTATCTAGTTATGTATCTTTTTATAAAAAACTATTTCCAAAGAATAAGGTTTTTCTTTTTTCACAGAAAAAAGAAGATGATATTTTAGATCCTGTTGTTGATAAACGTATAGATCTAGATACTTATATTGATCAAGGTGGTGTAAAATTAGATCATTTTAAATATCCTTCATTGGTTATTTTTGATGATATTGATATGTTAACAGATAGTAAAGAAGATGGAAAATTAAAAACAGAAATTTATAAATTAATGAATACATTAATCGAATTAGGAAGATCAAAAGGTATTACAGTTTGTCAAACTACTCATATCGCAAGAGATCATGAAAAAACTAAACATATTTTAAACGGTTGTACTACTTTTACATTTTTTAAACATGCAATAAGTCAGCAGATCAAAGATGCCATGAAATTATATTTAGGTCTTTCACCTTCACAAATAAAAACAATTTTATCATTACCAAATACAAGACAAATAACAATATTTACAATATGTCCCCCTGTCGTTATGACCGATAAAGAATTATTTATATTGGAGGACAAATAATTTTTTTTTTTTTTATTATTTAATTTTATATGACGGATTATCCATTATCTAAAACAGACATTGAACATTTTTTTAATGGCAAAATTAAAGTTATGCTTTACGACGAAATAAGTCAGTATAAAACTATTAACGATCTTCTATATCCATATGGTAGAGTTTGTATTTTATATTATTGGAGGAAATATCATGGTCATTGGATTTGTATTTTTAGAAATATTAATGATAGGGTTGAAGTATTTGATAGTTTTGGCTCTTGGATTGATGATACACTAAAAGATATCAATTATTTGTTTAGAAAAGAAACAAATCAAGAAACAAAACATCTAACAAAATTATTATATGAAGGTGATAGAGATGTTGAATACAATGATCAAAAATTACAGAGCACTAAGGCTAGTACTTGTGGTAGATGGTGTGTTTATAGAATGTTAAGAAATGATTTGACTATTGAAGAATTTGATGACTTATTTAAAAGAATTAAAAACAAAGATAAAAAAATAATTTCCTTGACAAGTATATAAATGCAAAGAATAGTAAAAATAGATAAGACAGAAGATGCAATTTACTACAACTTAACACTTAATAAAGGATTTACAGCAACTGACGACACTGGCTTCAATACTCCAGGTTCTTTTAGTGAATATAATGATAAACCATTTTTGCGTGATTCGGGTGATTGGTGGATTTCTTTAATGAGATGTTCAATACCAACATCATTTATTCCTAGATATATATTTCCTATTCAATTAGGAGCACTTCAAAATAATATCAATTACTCATATAATTTTGTTACTTTTAGATATGCAACCGCTCCAGGTGTTTATTTAGATCCTTTCGCATCTAGACAAACACCGTGGCAATATTTTCAATCAAATGTAACATTTCAAACAGAGTTATTTAATGTTCAACCTGTGGGTAAATATCCGCAAATATCTTACCCTTTACCACCTTCAGAAAATAATGGACAACAAGACATATCGGGGTTATACTATTATATTTATAATATCATGTCTTTGGTTAAAATGTTTAATGATACATTGGCCACTTTATGGAGTGTTTATATTACACAAATGCAAAGTCAATTCAGTGTAACACTTCCTGCAGGTATACAACCTTTTTATACATATGATGATGTTTCAATGTTATGGTCTTTTAATGCTGATTCCATTCTATTTGGTCAGGATCATTATCCCAGAGTTGAGGTTTATATTGATAATTTAGCAGTTTATAATACATTTTGCCCAGCTAGTTATAATTGTAAACCAAGTTTTATAAATGACATTCAATTATTAAGAGTTGTAAATTTACAAAATAATTCATTTACTTCATCTGCGCGTACATTTTATAAAATGAGTGCGGAACAATCTGCTAATGTGTCATACAGTGGATTTCAAAAAATTATAATAGAGGTCACCGGTGATATAATTGTTAAACATCCTGAAACCGATGCAGTGCCTTTATATTTTCAAGAATCAACAACCAGTTATACTCAAAAACCTTTGGTTTCTATGTTAGTTGATTTAGAAGTAGATCGTGATCAATGGGCTGTTAATAGTCAATATATACAATTTCAAGCATCTTCAAAAGAACAAGTGAGATTAATAAGTCTAGCTAATAATGAAGCTTTAAAAAACTTTAATTTGAATATCTTCTGGTTAAATAATTACGGGCTCAGGGTACCTGTTGAAATTCCATCGATAGGAATTTCGCTAAGTATAAAATTAGCATTCTTTAAAAAGTATTAATTAATATTATAATAAATATTTTATATGTGGTATAGTATATAAGATGTCATTAGTTTCACCCTTACCACTACCTGTATTAGTAGTCCCTGATCAATTATTGGACTTTTCGCAACCTGTATACACAATAAATGCCCCCAGCAGTCTAAAAAGTTTCAATGCTAATCAAATTCAAACGTATTCAAATTCGTATGTCAACGCCACGCTTAATCTCAATTCTACGGACTTTATCTGTGACCCTCAGATCTTACATTCTCAGCCTGTAACAATATCAATAGCAGCAACAAGCTCATTAGGTAATAATGTTTTGTTGGATGGATGTTGGGCATTGCGTAGCAATGCATTATATAAAAGTGTTGATGTCGCTGAAGTTAAATTCGGATCAACCAGTAACGCTGTCAACATCGGCGACACAATTTCAGCTTTGGAACATTACGGAAATTTTTCAACTGAAAAGTATATGAATTCATTCGGTTTATCGTATCTTGACCAGACGCAGTCATATAATGATCTTATTGGTTCTTCTCGCAACCCGTTAGCTCTTTACTCTTCAGGACTTGATATGATTGAACAGCGCGGATCTTATCCGGTAACAATTGTTTCAAATTCACCGACTGGAGCAGTTATAAGTACAACTTTACGTCAGCTTGTGCCCTTGAGTCCCTTGCTCGATAAAATCCGAAGAGATGGTTCGCCTGTTCAAGGCCTCAGTCATTTAGATAGTATTCAATTTAATGTTACATTTTACGGAAATGCTGGAAATCGTATGTTGTCATTAGCTGATGTAAGACCTGGCGGAGATGTTTTAACAGTAACAAATATCACGGTTACTATTGGTCAACCACTGTTCTCTTTTGTTCAGATTAAATCACGCAATGAGCCTATACCTCGCGTGTTGTCTTATCCATTAGTATCACAAGAAAGATATGTATTTAATGTAGGAACTGCATTAAGTCAAGGTCAAACAACACAATTTAATGTATCATCTTTCAATTTATCTAGAGTTCCACATAGTTGTATATTATACGCAAGACCTAGTAACAGTTCATTGTTGAACAATTCATCAGGAGTTCACATCAGTGACACCTTTGCTAAGCTGGACAATCTCAACCTAATGTATGATGGACAAGCATTGTTTAATCAATCTATTCCAGAAAATTTATATCAAATTAGCTCATGTAATGGATTACAAGATACATGGACTCAATTTTCAGGATTGCCAGTTATAAAGACAGCTTCAAATTTTCCAGCAACTTATATATATCCTGTCGGTTCAGTAATTAAACTAGAATTTGGAAAAGACATCAGTCTATACCCTGGTACTTGTGTTGGTAGTTACAGAAATACCGCAATATCATTGCAAGTGAATATTACAAACCTCTCAAGTTATACCCAACAACTTGAATTTTATATGATTTTGTTGTATAGTGATGTATTACAATTGTACGATAACAATTTGGCAAATATTAGTAGAATCCCAGTGAGCGAAGCGGATATAATTAATGCCAAATCTGATCAATATGTTCATAGATCTCTTGTAAAATCTGCTGATATATCAGGTTCTGGCTTATTCTCAAGTTTGGGAAATATTATAAGGGGTGTGTCAAGTGCTTTAAAACATCCATTAGGACAAGTTGCAAGATCTGTAATTAAAAGTGGTTTGAAGTCCACGGGACATCCTAATTTGGCTAACACTTTGTCTTCTGTAGGATTTGGAAAGCGTAAAGGGAGAAAAGGCTGCGGAGGCGCAATGAGTGGTGGCGGATTTGATGATTATGATGGTGGTGCAATGGCAAGTGTTGCAGAATTAGGAGATAGTCTCTATGATTAAAATGTTTTTTAAATATAATTAAATTTTATATGTATTGTATATATATATAAAATGGCTTCAGATCTCTCAACTTTAATGATCAATCAAACTAACCCTGTAAATTTGTATGTGGCTGGAATGAACGTAAACAATGTTTCATTACCCTCAACCGTCAATATTCAGGATAGTTCAACAAACAAACAAGCTTTGACTCTTGCATTAGAAAATTATGCCGATGGTACTTATAATTTAAGTATTTATCAAAAACCATGGTTAACCGTTATTGCAGGAATTGGTCAACAGACTATAACAGTTCCCTATAATGCTTTTATAAGTTTTTTAGGTGTCGTGGGAACCAATGGACAAAATTATGGCACTTTTACTTCCAGCACTTGGACTACACCTGTTAAGGGTTATTATAAAATTAATTACGGTTTTAATAAGCAATATTCAATAGGAACTGTTGAAAGTTCAGGATATATTTATTTGATAGTTAATGGTCAAAATATCGGCGCTTTTACTTCTCCTGTTGCTGGCGGTCAAACTACTACCGCCGCGGGTAATTATGTTTTAAGTAACACCTTTATAGCTGAATTGAATCAAAGTTCAAATGTTGTTCAGATTGGATATTTTACAAATATGTCCGGGGGTTCTATAACTCTTTCTTGTGCCACTTTAACTGCTGAATTTGTAGCGCCTGTTAATAATTAATTTTGTAAGTATAATATTTGTAAGTATAATATATAATGGCTTCAGATCTTTCAACGCTTATGATCAATCAGACTAACCCTGTAAATTTGTATGTTGCAGGAATGAATATAAACAATGTTTCATTACCTTCAACAGTCAATATTCAGGATGGTTCTTCAAATAAACAAGCTTTGACACTTGCATTGGAAAACATAACAGATGGTACTTATAATTTAAGTATTTATCAAAAACCATGGCTGACCTTAATAGGTGCTCAAGTCGGTCAAAGTATTAATACTACTTATAATGGCATTATTAATGTTTCATCACCGACTATAAATGGTCAAAATTATGGAACTTATACGGGTTCTACATGGACTACCTCAGTAAAAGGATTTTATAAAGTATTTTATAATATTAATAAAATATATGCTGCAAACACTGTTGAAAATGGTGGAAATATGTATTTAAATGTAAATGGTGCTGTTCAAGGTCAAATTTATTCAAATTTAAACGGCGGCAATGCCCAAGCTACTGAATTTACATATATGATGTCAGGTTGTTATATTGTTGCTCTTAATCAAACTTCAAATGTTGTTTATATGGGTTATCAAACCACTGTGAGTGCCGGGTCACTTGTGTTGTCAAGTCCTAATATGGTTGTTGAATTTGTTGCACCTATTAATGCCTAATTATTTTTCTTTTAATATTATTCATTGAATTATATTAAAATAATTTTGAAAAAAGAATTTATGCAACTGTTGTGTATGCAAATTTTGTACTATTCAAAGTACCATTAATGGCATATGCACTCGCTGCACCATTATTATTTGATGAGGTATTAGCTCCATAAAATACAATTGCAGAACCTGCATTACTGCTATTATATGTAACTGCATAACCTGAAGTTGATAAACCTGCTAATGAGAAGAAATTTTGAACTATTGATACTAATGAACCAGAACCTGCAGGAGCAGATATAAATAATCCACATGCTGTGTTACTTGTTGTAGGGTTGTAATTTGTTTTTGTTGTCGATGATGTGTATATAAATGCACAATTGCCAATACTAAAAGGAGTTGTATAACCACTTGTTTTACCCATAAAAAATATTGGTCCTGGTGTCGCACTTGTTCCATCACATTCAAATATATTTTCTCCTATCAATTCTGAAATCATATTCATACAATAAACTACACTGCCATTGCCAACTTGATCAATAAAATTATTAGCTAGATATAATCCACAATTTGAAGTATTGCCAATTATATTTAATAATGGTGTTGAACTTGATGTATTTGAATTTTGAATATATGAATTAGTTAAATATAATCTATAATCGCTTGTTGGTTGCATATTCAATGCTGTGTCAGTTGAATATATAAAAACATTTGTTAAAATCAAACAGTATTTAGCTGTTGATGTTGTATCTGTAATATTTCCATTTATTAACACGTTTGATATACCTAAATTGTTATTAAATAATGTTGTTGAATTTGTTATATTTATTGTTATATTTCCATTTATTACGCAATTATGGTTATTTGCTGGATATGCTGTAGATGGTCCAACTATTGAACAACATGAATTAATCGTAAAACTTTCATTGTATGTATTAAATGCTAAATGAATTATGTTGTTATATGCTGTATTTAATTGTGTTAATGCGTATGTTATTGTTAAATATGGAGCTCCTATGCTTCCATTATTACTATTAGAACCGTTAGGGGCAACATAATAATCATATGTATATTTCAAATTAGAACCAGCAACACCTGTTGCTCCTGTTACACCTGTTACTCCTATTGGTCCAGTTACACCTGTTACTCCTATTGGACCAGTTGCACCTGTTGTTCCTGTTACACCTGTTACTCCTATTGGACCAGTTGCACCATCCACACCTGTTGCTCCTGTTACACCTGTTACTCCTATTGGTCCAGTTACACCTGTTACTCCTATTGGACCAGTTGCACCTGTTGTTCCTGTTACACCTGTTACTCCTATTGGACCAGTTGCACCATCCACACCTGTTGCTCCTGTTACACCTGTTACTCCTATTGGTCCAGTTACACCTGTTACTCCTATTGGACCAGTTGCACCTGTTGTTCCTGTTACACCTGTTGCACCATCCACACCTGTTGCTCCTGTTACACCTGTTACTCCTATTGGACCAGTTGCACCTGTTACTCCTATTGGACCAGTTGCACCTGTTGCACCTGTTGCACCATCTACACCTGTTGCACCTGTCGCACCGTCTGCACCTGTTGGACCTGTCGCACCATCAGCACCTGTTGGACCTGTCGCACCGTCTGCACCTGTTGGACCTGTTGGCCCTGTTGGCCCTGTTGCACCAACTGAGGGACAATTTACAATATCATAACCATTCATATTTATGACATTATCGCAGTTCAAATATCCACTTGAATCAACTGACAAAGATACAGTATCATTATTTGTATAATTTTTTAATTTTAATTGTGAAAAATTATTAATTTGTGCTCCTGACGATAACGCATAAATTCCACCTGATGCTGAAATATTGCCAGATGCCGATATTGATGTACATAATAAATCGCCTGATCCATCTGTTACAAATGTTCCATTATCACTATTTAATTGTGAACATACTATATTTTTACATGTTAAGTCACCAGATCCATCAGTTGTTATATTTCCATTATCAAGAGATGATGTGCTTGTTACATTCAATGTAGATGTATTTACATTTTGACTATTTGAATTATTAACGTTTATTATGTTATTGTTATTTAAATCTAAGCTGTTTTGTGGTAATCGTAGATTATTGCTATTATTTTGTAATAATACACTGCCATTTATATATATGCTATTTGTCACACCCAAACTACCAGTTATATTAACATCACCATTTGTATTTAATCCACCTCCTACAACTAAATTATTAGTATTTGATGTTACAGGAATATCATATGTTTCTGGATGTTTTCCCTCTGTAGTATTTTCAAATATCAAAGGATTAACCATTACAAATGGTGTATTTAATCTTAAATTAGTTCCATCATTAGATAAAGTTGAACCATGTATATTTAATGTACCATTTACGTTTGTATTATTTCCTATGTGAACTAAATTATCACTTGTATCAACTAATGAATATCCTGCCAAATTAACATTTTGAGAAGCTGGATAAGATGCCCAATTGGTTGCACTTCCTTCACCATTCGGAACCCATACTAAAGATGAATCACTTGCAAGTGCTAGAACTTCACCGGTTGTACCTGATCCACTTTGTAAACTTAATGTATTTACATCTTTTAAATTTGTTGCATGAACATCAATCGCATTTGTAATATTATATTCACCCATATTAAAACCTGTAAACATTTGGATATTTTGACCTCTTGTGTAAGGTTCTATATTATCAGTTTTTACATATTGTGTAGATACTTCTTGTGTCACAGTTTCGATAGCGTTTACTTTTTGAACATATAAATTAATTGTTGAAGGTTGGTTTAACAATAATTGTGAAAAATCTGAAGCCATATATAATATGGATACATTATATATATGCCTTATTATATTAAAGAATGGTAAGGGTAGGGAAGGAAAAAGTGAAGTAAAAAGATGAGGGTTTTTTGGTGTTAATTGGGTTAGTCAAATAAAATGTTCAATACATTTTGTACATAATATTTTTCATTACCATTATTTCTAGAAAAATTTCCTTTTTTTCATGGTAATATTTTTTTGGCCATTTTTGGTGTTAATTGGGTTAGTCAAATAAAATGTTCAATGACAATTTGTATGTTTTTGGGTATGGTTTTTAGAATAAATTTTTTTGATGGATTTTTTTGATGGATTTTTGAATAAATTTTTAGTGTCAAAAGTCATTTTTAATGTCATTTTTAATGTCAGTTTGAGTGTCATTTTTAGTGTCAAAATTTCCCATTTTGAATG